TAATTCTGCAACAGGCTTGTCGCCGATAAACACCCAATCGCTAAAATTAAATGTTTTTGTTGCAGGTAAAAATTTACTTGCACTATAAAATTTGCTCTTAAATCTTACAACATCACCAAGATTGTAATCACGTCCTTGAACGTAATCTTCTACTACTGCTTCGTCAAATACAAACCCAGGACTAACATAATCACCGTCCCACTCGCTTGTTTTAAATCCAACTAACTTGATACGTTTTTGTCTGTAACCTGCTTCTTGGTCATAGATTACATCACCAAATTGACTCTTATCATCAAATACTACAATGTGTTCCCACTGTACTAGATTTAATACAGCAAAGAAAATTCCTTTTTGTGTTCCCTTTGTAGAAAGTGAAAACTTACCACTGCCTCTAACAATGCTTAGAGCCTCTTTTTCTAATGGTGCTCCATTAGCACTTAAAATACTATATTCATAAAAACTGTTAAGGACACTGTCTACAGTTGCATACTTGTATTCAAATTCTAAATTGTCTGCAAAAGGACTTAGTGCAACAACACTACCTTCTGCCCAATTTTGTGTTGTCCAGTATAAAAATTCTTTTGCACTTAGATCCCAGTCTTGCACTGATAATGTTTCTCTTTGATACTTGTCAAAAACAAACCCTTGTTCTTTCAACCAATGTTCGTATCCAAGAATTACGTCATATACTTCTTGTGCTCTTGCATATACAGTTCCGTAACTGACTTCAGTTACTTTGCTTTCAAATGATCTTGCTTTAGCAACTTCTGCTCCACCAGTTACAGGTAACTCACCTAAAGATGTAAACTTGTCATTATCAAATGTTTCTGTACTTGTATGGTTTGTTTTTACTCTAAAATATTTTCCACTAAATTCTACAATTTGCTTTTCACCGTAAAATTTTCCTGAACTCCAAATAACAAACTTTGCTTCTGTGCCGCCTACATTGATTCCAATATCATTCTGTCCATGCTTTGGTTTATAGATATTAAACCATGGACGTAGTGTATCATAACCTCTAATTAAAAATCCTTTGGTTGTTTTTTCAACAATCATACCACTTATTCTTACACTGTTAATAGGATTACTTTTTCTTAGTGTAAGTTGATAGTTTTCGCTAGGAAGGAAAACACTATTATCAGCGGTATTAGGATTAGAACTTTCTGCTAATACTCTTAATCTGTTTTTGTTTGCAAAGCCGCCTAGTTTATAAGTTAGGTTACTTGACGTATTTCTTAATGTATCATAAAATGTTTCTTTAACGTCTTTTGAAAAACTCTTGAGATATTCAACCATAGGTACATGGTATCCTAGTCCTAAAAATCTCTTATTGCTAAACAACAAGTCTTTAATTTTTGCTTCTTTTAGATTGAAAATCTTTCCTGTGTCAGCATAAACAACATTTCCACTTGCAGTAATTTGATTTTGATTAGTATCAAACTGACTACCAAAGTATTGTGCAGGTTTTGTTAGTGCTACTGCATTCTGTAATGCAAAAGGATACCAACTAGATTTTCTCCATGAAGTTTCTGCCGGACCTTCATCACCGTATTTCCAATCATTTTTGATTTCTGTAACAAATATTGCCTTAACAATATTAATTTTACTAGGATCTATTAAATCACCGTATTCGTCAACTGGTAGATTTTTAGATAAACCAGGTCTGGCAAAATCCGAATATATTTTATTACCACTTGGATCTCTTACCAACCCTCTTTCAATGTCGTCCCAAAGAATTTTGTTTCCACTAGTATAAGGTGCTTGGCCATAAACTTCGTCCCACCATGTAGGTTTAATTGTAATACCTAGCATTTCCCACGGATGTGTATGAGGTCGATCAGTATCAAAGTATGATTTGTAAATTGCTCTCCAATAACCCGGTAAACGCTGATCGTCAACACTGATCATTGTGTTAAAGTTATACGAAAACGGATTAGCGTCTACTGTTACACTGTTTGTTTCATAATCAATGTCAAATAAACTCTTCCAATAACCAAAATCTGTTCTTAATACTTTGTTAAATTCGTTAGCGGTAAATGTATTTGTTCTATATTTTCCAGGAACTTGTTTTAAAATATCAAAAACATCTCTATTATACTTTACTTTAAGGTTATTATAGATACGCTTTTCTAATTCTAAGATTAATTCATCACGTTCATCGTCAAATGCTTTTGTAATACTACCATCATGGCCTTGAATTACTTTTGTTGCTGTTAGATAACTGTCGTCTACGAATATTTCAGGAACAAACGCAGGGTATAAACCAAGTTTAGTTGGAGTGTGAGGAATAACTGAACCAGTAGTATCGTAATCATTAACTTTGATTACATCACCAACTGATAATGCTTTTTTAATTGTAACAGTATTGTCTACAGCATCGAACTCATAGTCTGTATCGAGATATAATTGTACATCATTCAAGTACACATACACTGCACGATCGCTTACTTTGGTTGTATCGAACGCATTGTTAATTGCAAATACATTTTGCGTTCCGTTTTTTACTTCAAACTGTAGGCGTTCGACTTTTTTACCAAAGCCTGCCATATCTGAATAAAAGTACGATGCTTCGCTTGACTTGTTAATACTTAATTCATATAAAATTTTATCTACATCTGAAGCAATATTTTCACTTCTTTCAATTTTTCCTGCTTTTTCAATAAACTGATCTTTAAAGAAGTTATAATCTCTGCCTGTCTTACGCATAGAGTTGACAAAATTTAAATCTTCTTGAATTAAGAAAAGTATTGCAGGTAAAACACTACCCTTATGTTTAACATATCTACTACCATCTAGATGAATATTATACACATCTCTAGCATTGTTAGGTCCTACCGACTTTCCTGTAATGATTGCATTGGTTTGGAATATAGTTTTAAAGTGATCACTAACACTACCAAGTGTAAATGTACGCAAATCGTTATTTTCACCATTGTTCGTTAGGTTGATCGGTGGTTCATAAAATCCATTGTCATTAGGTTTTTGATCAGTAAGAACTTTTAGTGTTACTCTTGTACCTCCTTCGATTGGAGTTTTAAATTTTAACTGATAGGATGCTCTATTTTTGTCAATAATTTTTTCAAAATCAGTTGTTTCTTTATAGGTAACACCGTTATATTCAGCAATAATGTCTAAATCATACTTGTAAGGTTCTTTTATGCAATTAACAATAATAGTATCTGTAGTTTGTACTATGTCTAATAACTGCAAAATTCTCTGTCTTGTAACTTTATCTTTTACAAGTTGCCAGCCACTATAATATTTTTCATCGTTATAATCATAAACCAAACCACTAGCAGTATCAACAGTTGTTAATATGTTATTTTCTTGGTATGTAAACTCGCTATCGTCCCAATTGAACTCAAATGTAATATCACCTACGTTATTGATATTTTGATAACTGATCGGAAAACCTAGTACAGGATCATTTGCTCCTACACCACGCTTATAACTTGCAATAGCATTGCCTTGGAAGTTAGATGAAAAGTAATTTGTTGTGTTTGAAAAACTGTTTGCACTACTATCGAACAAATCAAACAAAGGACTTTGGTTCAATTCTGTTTTAACTTGTGCTTTGACCCATTCAGTGCCATTATAATAATATGACACACCTTGATTTACAGCACCATCTGTGGCAACAACACTATCGTTAACCATAGGTGTATATTTTTCAATTAGATGTAAACGTTCTTGTCCTTCATATTCTACAAAATCAACTTCGTATACTTTACCTTTTACTGTGATATCTGGATCAGCATTAAAAATTACACGCATACCTTTGCGTAATAATACTTCATCAACGTGATATCCAAAGGATCCTTCTACATCACTCATTGCATCTGTTGTATCTGTATCAATTAAATCAACATTGCCAATACCTTTTTCACCAAAGTTAAACAGTTTAAGATTAGGTTTGAATTCTAAAATAGGTCTTACTGCTCTATTATTTTCATCAAGTACAGGTGATGTATTATTATACTCTGCACTTAGTTCAATTACATCTTTATGCACCCATCTGTTATATCTACTCCATGGGTTTTTATCTTTACTTGCACGATTAATTGTAATATACTCTGCTGTTAAAGGACTATTTTCAGTATCGTCATATGGTGTATCATCAAATGGGTCAACATCAAATTCATATTCAGCATTTTTAGCATATAGTTCGGGTGTATCTAATTCTGTTTCATCAATTAGTGTAATTCTATCGCCTACACCTTCAACATACCAATTCTTTTCTCTATACTTTGTAGGTAAAACATCGCCTACAAAATTAATTTTCATTCCGTTTGTAAGTTTTACACCATTAGCACTTGTAAAGTTTGCTTTTCCAATAATTTCTTGTTCAACATCAATTGTTAAATCTTGAGAAGTATCACGAATTTCTAGTGTACCTTGCATTGATTGATGATACTGACAAGCATAAAATAATCTATCAGGTGCATTTACAGGAACAGTAAATGTAATAGTTCCACTCTCTGCACCATTATTTTCAACACCGTCATTGTATTGATCACCTATACCGATTGTATTTGTAGTCTTAATATAAAAAGGATGACCTGTTGCATTAACTTTAAATTTGTATGTACCACCTCTGTATAATACAACTGTTGGATTTTCGCTAAATCCGTTTGGCGTAAACACAAAACTATTTTGTCCGCTATTTGTAACTGAATATTCACTTTCAGTATTGCCAGGATTTCCTGAAACACTTACTGGGTCTGGACCTTGTGAAAGCCAATAGTACTGTCTGTAATTTACAAACTTGTCAAAATCGAACATCGGATTCCAAGCAAAATATTCTGCTTGAAATAGTTTGTCGTGGTTATCTGTTATGCCGCCAAAGAATTCTAATTGATTAATTAGATCGTCATATGTACCTGTCCATTTGTTTGAATTATCAACAGGATTTTTAGTTACTGCCGATGGAAGGAAGTTATATCTTCTTCTATTTGCAGTTGGTTCTGAAATATAAACATCTTTAGAAGATGCGTTTTCGGTATTCCTAGCACCAACAAATCCATTTAACCTATCTAAATTACCTTTGCTGATTAAACTGTCAACTGTTGCGCCAAGAAACTTTTTGTTTGCTTCTGTACGAAAGTACATAGGTAACAAGTCAGCACTGTTTCTTAACTTGTCTTTGTTTTCTATGTTTACTGGTGTACCTTGTTTGTCGCTATATGCCATTTATAATCCTATTAGTAACCGCTAGATCCACTACTAGTAGTAGTTCCACTATTTGCAGTGGACACCGAAACTGTACCACCTGCATCTACAGATGAAACAACATTGCCATCTGCTTTCAAATTATTTGCTGTAATTTGATCAATTATTTCTACGTTGTCAACTGATGCTGTACTAATAAAGATTTCATCTGCACGACATTTAATCTGATACAAACTACCAAATGCTTGTGAACCGCTTCTAGGTACAATAACAAAGTTTGCTACATCGGGTGCAGTTTGCTGTTGTACAAAAGTTGCTAGTTCTGTAAAATAAAATGTATCACCAAAGTCCCAATTATCAATAGCAAAGAAATCATTCACTGCTTGAATAATATTACTTTTAATTTCATTATCACTTATTGTGCTTCCTGCACTTTTTACAACTTTAAATGTTGCTTGTAATTCTGTATCTGCGTTAACTCCAAATAACGGTCTGTAGTTTACAGCATGATATATAATCTCATCGCTAATTGATTTAACACCATTTAGTGTTCCGTTGAGTTCAAGTCTTAGAGAAGCACTTGTAGGTTTAATTGGTTCTATGCCGCCACTGTTTACAAAAATTCTATAATCTTCATCATATGCTCTTGTTAAAACATACATATCAATAATATTTGTTTTACCAGGATCAAGTCTTCTATCATTTTGTGCATTATGATTATATTGGAATTTTAATCCATCTCTACCAGGTCTTGCAAAATAAGAAGTGTCTAAAGTAAGTGTACCACTTACACTATCAAATACTTTAACAACGTCTTCTCTGCTATCATAGAAATAAAATAACTGTCCTGTTTCAAACCCAACTAATGAACTTACATTTGCTTCTTTGTCAAAAATTACAAATTTAGAACTATCAACTTTTGTTGTAGTTGTTATACCATTATCAGTTGTACTTTGGAAGAAAACAAATTTGTCCTTATAACCTCTACCGTCAACATTTGTTGGTTGGACAATTTTTACAAAACTATCTGGATCATCAATCATACCATCATCGTCTGAATCATAAAAATTAACTCTTACTTTGTTTACTTCTTCAAATCCGTCGTTGTTTAATACACTACCAATAATTTCCCACTGATAATCTTTTTCTAAAATCTTATCTTCAACAGGATCTTCGTTTATTTTTAAAACCTTAACTTGATCTTTAATTACATTTCCAGTTTCGCTATCGTATTTCTTAATACCTTTGTCAACAAAAAACTGAATTAATTGTTCACTTTCAAATCTATAATCTAATCCTCTATAAGTGATCGAGTATGTTTCACCGTCAGTTTCAAATAATACAAACCAACTCTTATCTAGTTTAGAACCTGTTATATCACCTTGTCGTTCTAAACTAAAATCGTCTTTAGTGTTTAGGTTAGCGTTTACAATAATTTTCCACTCTTTAGCACTTTGATCATAACGAATACCAAATGTCTTATAGTTAAAAATTAAATCAACTAATTGTAATTCTAAATCACTTGGAAAGTTTGTTACAATATTAGGAACAATTAAACTTGGAATAGCAAGTGACGGAATGTTTTCACTAAACACAATAGGACCAGTACCGTCATCTAAATTACCTTGTCCGCCGTTTGAACCGTCACCACTTACTTGAACAACTTTTGCCCAAATGTAATTTAAACTATTTTTAGTTTTTGTCGAAACTATTGTTCCGTCTACTAAGAAATATTTTCCTTCTGGTGGCTCAAACTTTACTAAACTGTCTGGTCCAATAAACTTAAAATTATTTGTTGTAAATGTGCCTACAGTAATAGGTGAGCCATTAATTGTATTTCTAAAGTAACCTGTACTGTTTGTACTTGACTCGGTTGATCTTACCCAATCAATATTAATATCACTTGTTATAATTCTTGGAAACTTGTCATAATAAAATGCTTTAGTTGGTAAACTATTAATAATAGGTTCAATAGTATTTCTAATTACACCTAAAATATCATTACGTGTTTGGAATGAAAAGTTAAAATCACTTTCATAAGGATTTTTATAAAGTATGCCATCATCTGCCATTAAATTAACAGAACTGTATTTTCCTGTAGGATCTTGAATTTCAAACTGTCTTGAAATCCCAGAACTAACTCTGTTTACTGATTTGATTTTAATTACATTATTACTTGCTGTTAAAGGATAAGAATTATAATCTTCTCCAGTAATCATTCTGTTTTGTGTATAAAAACTTTGTGGTGCGTTTGTTCTAATATTTGCTGTTGTTTCAGTTGCACTTGCATTTGTTAAACTTGCTTCTAAACTTAACTGTACAGTTAGTGTATGACCTTGACCTTTTTTATTAAAATATGGGATAGTTAAAATGATATTTTGCATATCATTAGGTCTAATAGTATAAGTTAGCCCATTTGAAGTTCTATAGTAAACTCTGAAAGTACCTAAAGGCAAATCTCCAAAACTGCCATCTGCAAAATTTAAACTAACTTGATCATTGTCTCTTGTTGTTACATTATAAAGTGTTCTAATATTTTTGTTAACACTATTGAAAATTACATTGCTTCCGTAAATTGAATCTAGTTTAGTCCACTCTATTTCTGGAGTTCCGTTTCTGCTAAGTTGCCATAACCATACATCAGAATTATTAATTCCAGGAATATCAATGTTTACAATTTCGTTTGGACTTGGATCAGTTATTGTAAATGTAGAACTTTGTAATTGCCCTTGTCTAAAATGAAAGAAAAATCCTGTGTTAGGTGAACTGTTTCCACGCTTATCGTTTTTATAAAGCATACCAAGAACTCTGCTCGGAAATGGAGTTTCTTCAACAATCGAATTGTCTTCAATGCCGGCACTTGTTACTTCAAATTGCATAGATCTACCAGTTACATTTTTATTAAATGTATATAATGGTACATCAGTATTTTGAGTATTAATTTTATATTGTTCGGTTATTACTCCATCAATTATATCACTTTGATCAGGCTTACCAATTACACCACTACCCTGTAAACTATTATTGATTATGACTTGAAACTGTTCTAACCAATTACTATTAGTATCATCGTTCCAGTTAATAAATGTATTTTCTAAACTATTACCTAAACTGTCTTGTACATTATCTGTTGTTTGTACTCCTATTACTTTTAATAATCCATTGCTAGGTACGTTACGAGTAGGATTGTATCCTACTAGTCTTGCAAGACGCAAAACACTATCACGTCTTTCTGCTAATTCAATAAAATTTTCTCTGGCATTTAAATCAAATCTGTAAGATAAACTTTGTCCTAAAAATGCAATCATGTCAATGAGTGCAAGGTATTCAGAACTTTCAATGTAATCGTTAAAGTCTTCAGGATAGTTTGCTCTTAGATATGCAATCATAGTCCTACGTAGTGTAGGAAAATCATAAGAACTAAAGTCTGCATTAGAGAATGCTTTATAGATCTTGTCCCAATCTTGGTTTGCTAAAAGTGAATTTTGTCTATCTGTACTTGCCATAACAGTATTTATTTTCCTTATTAAGTGCGTAGTTTATTTTTATGCTAAAGCATTTGCTTTATCAAAAGTAAATTGTAATGCTTCAGAAACATCATAATCAACATAAAATAACACACATTGTATTTGTAGTCCGTATTCCTTTTCAACTAACGCTAAACTATCAATCTGCACTCTAGGATCAGCATCAATAATCTGTTTAACATCTTGTAAAACTGCTTCTTTAACTTGGTCTGTAAATGGTTCAAAAAGTGCGTCCCAAATAATTGTCCCAAATTCTGGATTATAAATTTTTTCACCTTTACGAATGTTAAAATGGTTTACTAAATCCTGCTTAATCAACTCAAGATCATAACTCTGAAAGGTTGGTGTTTGTTGACTAACCGTACTAATACCTCTATAGAGATTGCTTCGGCTATTCTCATTTCCTAGCGTATTAGGATTTGGTTTAATTACAATATCGGTATACTTTGCCATAACACTATTTACTATGTTTCTCTATCAGTTGAAAGTTTTTTAACAGCCTGAGGATTTAAGTTTTCATGCTGATCATAAGGCTCATGAGTTGGAACACGTTTTAGTATAGACTCAAATGACGCTGATCTATAATAGTTGTATCCTTCCCATTTGGCTGTTACTTCTTTTTCCCACATCTGAATAACTCCCATATGGTCAATAAATCTGCTAGGTTGTGGGGCAGAATTGTATGCACTGATATTAGGTTTAGCACCCGGTCCTGGTAAGTTCAAATGTACTGCTTCAGTACCATCTACATACACAATTTTGTCTGTTTCAACATTGATGTTAGCACCGCTAGTATCAATTGAAATATCATTTTGTGTAGTACTAATATTAATTTGTCCATTACTGGCGCCTGCTTTGTGTTCAGGCCCTGCAAATTCTGTCCAATACTCGGTATTGTTAGGATCAATGGCTTCTAGTGTATCGGGGTCTTGTGTTCTTTTTAGTGCTTGATAAAATTTTAATTCATCGTCTTTGTTTATGAAAGTAGTTGTATATCCTTTGCTATAAACATCAGTTGCTATAAACGTTTCTGTAATTGCTGTGCTAGAATTTGCTTTGATGTTTACACTAGTTCCTGCTGTTTGCCTAATACCTAATGTAGTCGCTAAATCAAAGTTACCGCTTTGTATTTTTGTATCAATTCTGTTTGCAATACTTAAATTGTTTGTGTTAACTTGATAATCATTTGTATCTAAACGACTGTTAAGAGTTTTAATATCACTATTCCCCTTAACCATAATTCTTTGTGACCCGTTTACAATCTGTCTATGATGATTGGACTCTTGTTTTACATAATTGAATGCTTTCATATTGATATTTCTTTTTGCTTCAACATTAAAATCTCTATCAGCATAAAGATTAAAATCACCTCTAGTACGCATACTAATACTGTCATCACAGAACACATCCATTTTACCATCAGATGTAAGTTCAATCCAAGCAGTACCTTTTGAATTACCAATGTATATTAAATCATCAGTATCATGTAAAAGTATTTGATGACCACCTTTAGTACGTAGTCTAATTAAATTATTATCACCAAGGCTATCGCCGTCGTCCATTACAAATACGTGACCGCCTGGTTGTGTTACTTTTACTTTGGCTTGCTCGGCTCCAACTAATCTTTCTTTACCAACATATCTTCCAGGAGTGTTAATACCGAACACATGATTAACAGCATCTCTTCTATGACTAGACGATGTAAGTCCTCTAATTTTATCAGCAAGTAATCCTTGTTCTTTAAGAGTATAAGCAATAGGATGAACTGGATGTTTAATTTTATTGTCACCTGTTTGACCAATAAATGCGGCTTTGTTGTAATTACTAACAGGTAACCCGTCTGGTCCCGGACTTAGTTCATTGTATGTGTCATCATCTGTAGAAATATCTGTTTTGGCGGCATAGTCCGGAATCTGATGATTCATTTCAGGTTCAGCAAGTGCTCCAATCCAGACTGCTTGTTCTATATTTTTGTTTATGAATATTACTAATCCTTTTGTTCCTACCTGTGGAGCAGGAAATACCATACCGTAACTTTGTTGTGTATCTTCAAACTTTTGTGGATCTTTACCTGCATTAGCATAATCTTTTACACTATAAAATGGTAACATGACTCTACAAGAAATCCTACCCGATGTTACTGAACGTAGCGAGTCTTGATTTCCAAGAATGCTTACGCTTAAACTTCCGTGCTTTGTATAATCTGCATTACTTTCAACAACAGCCATATACGGGCCTGGACCTGAAGAAAGATCGGCTATTTTTTCTGCTTTAGCGTCATTAATTTGTCCGCCGGCTTTAAGTGTTTTATTAAAAATTGCCATGCTACGTTCCTATATCCTGTCTACCTAAACCAGTGCCACCTTTACTTGAGAATGTTTGTTCACCGGTATTAATGTTTGTGCTTAAATTTTTATTTGTTTCTATTGCTTTCTGTGCTACATCTGGTGTAAAGTTTGATGGATCAAAAGTTCCAGACTGAATCTGTTGTGCAACAGACTGTGCTTGTGATACTGATGTGAATACACTGCCTCCCAACGCATTTGGTTGTAGTCCTATTGCCGATGATGGTATTTCTACAACTGCTTGTGAAGATATTCCGCCTAATGCACCCGGGCCGTGATAAGCAAGGTTATCAAGATCTTCTTTAGAAAGTTTTCTCTTAGGAGATTTTTTCATTTTGTTTATATTTTCTTCATCTGCTGGGGCTTTGGCTTGATCAATTTCTTTAGTATTTTTTACAGGAATAATTTCTTTACGTACAGTGTAATCTTGTTTTTGATTTGGTCTTCTAAAAGTTTCTAGATCTTGTGTAAACAAACCGTTATTAAAATTACTAGTTACTCTAATAAGTTTGTAAAGTCCGCTATACACACTAGGATCTAAAAGCATTGTGCTTTGGCCTCCTGCTAATTCAGATGCAGTTGGTGTGTCTTCTGCTGTTCCAAAATTAAACACGATATCACCTTCTCTACTAAATGTGTTCACTTCTCCATATTTTGTTTCTATATTTGTAGCATCTAAAACTGCTCTACTTGTAACACCGCTACTTAATAGATAAACAGGATCTCCTGCGATTTTGATCTCTGATGTAATCAGTGCTTTTTCACCAGGTGTATTATACAATGCATCATGTAAAAATTTTGCAGTATCACTGGCATTATTTGCCGTAGGTGATGTTTGTGTAGAACTAGCACTTTGCGGTACTGCTTTTGTTCTTTGAGCACCTACTCTATTTGTTGCTGGATCTACTAGTATCTGAGATAGCGGCGGCGGTTTAACATCAGATTTTTCAGTGCTAACCGTGCCTTGTTCGCCTTCTGCTGTTTGCTGTTTTCTATAAAATGCTGTTGCCGCAAACGCATTATTAAAATCAAGGTTAAATTCTAAAACATCTAAATTTTTACCTGTGTAGATATAATTGTATTCTCTAACTGCCATTTCTCTCATAGTGTCATAATTGTAAACATCTTGAGGTATTGGTAGAGAACTATAATGAACTTTGAATGGTTGTATGATATAATGAAAATCATATACTTCACTATTTGTATATGTATCAAATCCTCTAATAAAAGCAAGTTTTTCAATTCTATACCAATTGATATACCCTGTTTGATTGTATTCGTCACTTGCTTCGTCATCTAGTGTAGTAGAATACACGCTATCAAAAATAATTTTATCTATGTTTCTATCAATACTTGTTCCTTTTTTAAACTGCCAAGATCGTGTTCTGCTTTCACCATAACGTTCATATTTTTCCTCATAAACTTTTCCTTTTGCCTCTGCTAGTTCTTCTAGTTCTTTTTCTGCTTTTTCAACGGCATTTTTAGCAAGTTCGATTTCGTTCAGTTTCTTCATGTATTCGTCACGAAGATCATTAACTGTTTTGATTGATTTTTCAATTGCCACTTGTCCGGAATTTGATTGTATAGTCTTTCGTGCATCATCACCATCGGTATCAACTTCTTGAAAGTTTTCGTATGTTAAACTAGAACGTGCTTGAGAGTCTGATGTTACTGCTCCTTCACTTGCTTCTACTTCTTTTTCATTTAGAATTTTTGATAATTCTTTTTCTGGAATCTTAAAATACTTTTCAAGTTCTTTTTCAATTTTAACTCTTTCGTCGGTTGCTTTTTTCTGTGCGTCTCTTAAATTTGTTTTAAGTGTTCTAATACTTTCTTTTTTCTTTTTAATTTGCTCATCTTTTTGATCAACTTTAGACTGTAATTCTGGAACATGAAAAAATCCAGTATAGGTTTGATTGCTAGTAGACTGCATCTTTGAATTAGAGATATCACTAGCATTAATCAAGGTATTTTTATAAGAACTATAATCTTTAACATTAGTTTCAGGATCTAAATTTTCATCATTTTCGCCTCTACGTTCTGCTTCAGTATATTCTAATGCTAGACTCTTCCAAGCCTCGTATTGATCGCTTGATACACTATTAAGCAGACTGTCAAACATTTTTACTTTTGGATTTGATGTTTTTGACACATTTTTCAGTACGGCTGTATCTGTTCCAAGCATTTGAGGATTAGTATCCATACTTACATCATAACTTTCAGGAAACCATAACATATAACGATGAGGCTGGAATGGAGAAACATTTTTCTTTCCATGCTCAGCAACATATTGTTCTTGTTTTTTAGAAACAGGATTTTCTTTTACTTCATCTTCATTTTTTTCTTTAAGATCTTTTTGTGCTTGTTCAACATTAGTGTTTATTTTTATAAACAAATCTGTTAGAATACTTCCAACTGTTGGATAGGATTGATTAGGGCCTGGAATATTTTCTGGTAGTGTAGCATTAAAGGTTTTACTAGTTTCGTGATTTACTGCCATAAATTCTACATTATAGATAGAGCCTGCTTCAGTAACACTCATTCTAGAATTAGTAATTTTGATAGGAAAATGTCTTGTTGCTTTTTTAATAGTTTCTGTCTTTAGTTCTTCACCTTTAAATCTATGCCCTATAAATTCTAAACTTAACAAAAACGGAGCACCCATATAATGCTCGTGTCCGGAAAATCTAGAACCATTAAACAGTTCTTCATAAAAACCACCTACACTAAAAGGTTCTGTGACTACAAATTTACCAGTTACAAGATTGCTAGTGCCTTGTATTCCTAGATCCATAGCACACTCTAGTTGAACATTGTCAATAAAAAGATCTTTTCCTTTTTGTGATCCTGTTTTAAAATCGTTACCGCCGGATAATTCTGCCTGTGTGTAACCTTGAGGTGCTTGATAACTCATATCAAACTCACTTGCATTAATCTCTGCTCTAGTGCCAGCAACATCAGTACGTTTGTAACCACCGCTTCGTAAAATAATATAATCACTAAAGGTTTCAGAATTCTGGAAATATTTGTTATGATAATTAGATGCTTTTAAATCATCATTGCTTAATGCCCTAAGAGTAAAAATATAATTGAAACTGTTATACTGATGAAGAACATTGGGATTTTTTCCGTTATAAAATGCTTTAAGTCTAGCATCCTCAGCACCTTCAAATTTTGCTTTTAACGTATCATATGTTGGTGCTTGTGTTCTTTGCTGTCTTAAAATAGCATCATCATAAGTACTGCCGTTTTCTCCGGCGGACCTAGATGTCGCATTGCTGTTTTCTTTTACAGTTGGATTTCGACCTTTTTCGCCTGGATATCCGGCCATACTAAACTCCTAATATACGTTTAATAGTATCCAACTTCGGAATCTTGATTTCTACTCCAGCAACAAAATCAAAAATAGGATCTTCTAATTCATTAGGGTTTCGACTCTTGAACACCCACCATAAATTAGGATCTTCATAAAGATCGCTAGCCAATAGATCAGGTCTGTAATTGTACTGTGGTTTGATAACGTATGGAACGTCACTAGCAACACCAGGAATTTTTCTGTAATTTAAAATATCTAACTCGCCATCTATTATAGAAGTTGCTCCGTATAAACTGCTTTCTTTATACATTATATCATTCCTTTAAATCTCATATCACCTGTTGCATATCCGTCCATAGAAAATTGTGCTTGATCTCTTCTGCTGTATGCTGGTAAACATTCTACTGTAAATTCTGCTCTTGATGGTACTGTTGTTTTTGCACCTTCTGTTGTGGCTACATCAATATAGTCTACATCTTCGTTTAGTGTATAGAAAAAGTTACCTATAACAACAGGAACATCATTAAACATGTATTCTCCATAACCAGAAAGTCTACAAAGAGGCGGGGGTGCACCAACTTTAGGTCCACTACCAAAGTGCATTTTAGTTACAGTTCTTAGTGCATGAATGCTACCAAGTAGCATACGTGCTTCTTCTGTGTTTTGTGCAGTAAATGTTCCGACAATAGACAGTGAATCCACTTGTGAGTTCTGGTACGATTGAAACTGATAATTACTGTGTGTAGGATGTACTGGTGCATAATTTGCTCTTGTGGTTACAACTATTTGTGGTGTAAAAGGAAATACTACTCCACCTAGGTCGTCTAGTATTGCCGCAGGACCTTTTAAGTACCTTGTATCAATTTTTATTTTGACTCGATTATCTATAGTTGCTAAATGCGTTGACGGAGGAGACTGGTATGGTCTCTCACCTCCAGGGGCTAAATCCAATCCAAGCCTTTGTAGGTTTTTATCGCCAATAAGTTTTCCTAAACCTCGTACTGCGCCGGGGTTTTGTCCGATACCTGTTGCTTGTGCGGCGCTCTTAGCGAACTTACCACCGAAACTACCTACTTTGTCTATAAAACTGTTTGGATTATTTCCTGCCATATTTTGGTTCCTTTTTATAACAATATTTATTGCTTTTTTTAACTGCGTAGTTTATAATACTTATATTAATCGGAGAATCTAATGAAAAGAACGAAATACTTAACAAATAAAGATCTACTATCAGAGATTCATATCAGCAAGTGTACTTATTGCTCGTTTGTAGACGACGAACATGCACAACATGACATAATTTTACCAAGTTTAGAAAAAGTTAACAGACTTAGTATTGCACAGGCAAAGCGTAATCAAGCCGACAGAATCGGTAAAGCCGCATATGAAAAAGCAAAAGAAGAAAAAAGAAAAGTAAAACAAGCAGATTGTTTGCCAGATTGGCGTAAAATTGAAAAAACAGACTTGATTTTTAGGATTATGACTTTTGATCATATTCCACTAGAACCAGGACGCAAACGCAAAACAAAAACTAGGGCAGATGAACACACAAAAGTTAACTTTCCTCCATTCCAACATTGGAAATATGACGAAAATGATAACTTGATTTGTGTAGGTAAAAGCCACTGGCAGGGCGGTATTCACAATGGCCACTTTAGCAAGGATCACGGACGCATGACTGAAAGCCTAGGACGCATGTTTCTAAAACTTGCTGATCGTTATGGTACAAGAAGTAACTGGCGTGGTTACACTTACAATGATGAGATGAGAGCACAGGCTGTGCTACAACTTTCACAGATTGGTTTACAGTTTGATGAAAGCAAAAGTTTAAATCCATTTGCTTATTACACTGCCGCAGTTACAAATTCATTTACTAGGGTATTGAACATTGAAAAGAAAAATCAAAACATTCGTGATGATATCCTACAAGAAAACGGTTTGAATCCATCATTCACTAGACAGAATGAAGAAGTGTTTAAAGAAGACAAAGAAAAACTTGCAGAGTTCTACAAAAATATGAGACGTCCAAAAGCGGACTATTAAGGTTGACAAAACTTTTTTAATTTCGTATAATATTGTAGATTAGTATAAGGAAAGGCATGACACAATTATTTAAAAAGGCCGCTGTGTTTACAGATATTCACTTTGGTCTTAAATCAAACAGTAAAATACACAATGACGATTGCGAACGCTTTGTAGATTGGTACATAGAACAAGCCAAAGCAAACGGTTGTGATGTGGGCCTATTTACAGGTGACTGGCATCATAATAGAAGTGCATTAAATTTAACCACAATGGATGCTAGTTTGCGTTCATTGGAAAAACTAGGTGCGGCTTTTGATAAGTTTTACTTCTTTCCAGGCAATCATGATCTGTATTATAAAGATAAAAGAGAAATTCATTCTGTAGTATTTGGTAAACATGTGCCAGGTATTACTGTGGTTAATGAACCTATGGTTATAGACAATGTTGGATTAGTTCCATGGTTAGTTGGTGAAGAATGGAAAAACGTAGTAAAAATGAAGTGCAAATATATGTTTGGTCACTTTGAACTTCCACACTTTAAAATGAATGCCATGGTAGAAATGCCAGATACAGGTGAAGTTAAAGCCACAGACTTTAAGAATCAAGAATTAGTTTTTAGTGGTCATTTCCATAAACGTCAAACACAAAATAATATCCATTACATCGGCAACGCCTTTCCGCACAATTATGCTGATGCTTGGGATGACGAGCGTGGTATGATGATGCTTGAATGGGACGGTCAGCCAAAATATATTGATTGGCCAGACTGTCCTAAGTATCGAACTGTAAAACTTTCACAGTTACTTGACAATACCGAAAGCATTTTATCGCCTAGCAATTTATATCTACGTGTTACACTTGATATTGATATTAGTTACGAAGAAGCAAACTTTATTAAAGAAAACTTTACTGCACAATATGATGTGCGTGAAATCAGTTTGCTACCAAATACAGAAGAAAACGACGAAGCACTAACACTTGAACGTGGTGAAATTGAATTTGAAAGTGTAGATCAAATTGTTACTGATCAAATTACAAAAATACAAAGTGAGCAGTACAGACCAAACACGCTTTTAGATATCTATAGGAATTTATAATGTTTAAAATTAAAACCCTAACAGTTAAAAACTTCATGAGTGTTGGAAACACAACACAGGCAGTTGATTTTGATAAAAACTTCTTGACCCTTGTGCTAGGTGAAAACATGGACCTAGGTGGTGATGATGCAGGTTCACGTAATGGTACAGGTAAGACTACTATTATTAATGCACTAAGTTATGCACTGTACGGTGAAGCACTTACAAAAATTCGTAAAGAAAATTTAATTAACAAAACCAACGGCAAAGACATGTTGGTTACTGTTGAGTTCGAAAAAGAAGGACGTTCATATCGTATTGAGCGTGGTAGAAGAAAGAACGTATTAAAATTTTATATCAACGATGTTGATAGTACTGCTGATGATATAGATGAATCACAAGGTGATTCACGTAAAACGCAGGAAGAAATAGAACGACTTTTGAACATGAGTCATGGTATGTTCAAACACTTGGTGGCACTTAATACCTATACAGAGCCTTTCCTATCTCTCAGTAATAACGCACAACGCGAGATTATTGAACAGTTGTTAGGTATCACCATTCTGTCTGAAAAAGCGGAGAACCTCAAGGAGCAACAGAAACAGGTCCGTGACAATATTACTGAAGAAGATGCTCGCATTAGAGGAGTCGAAAGTGCAAACAAGGCTGTACAGGAATCCATTAATGCCCTTGAAATTAAAAGCAAGGCTTGGGACGCTTCACAGGCAGAAGAAATTTCACGACTGAGCAAAGCAATTATGCAACTGTTTCAAGTCGATATTGATGCTGAAATTGATGCATTTACAAAATTAAGTGATTGGGAAACTAAAAATAACGAACTGTCAAACTTGCAAAAAGAAAAAGCAAGTTTAGAAGCATCACTACAACGTGCAGAAAGACAGCACAAAAAATATGAACAAGAACTCAAAGATATCAAAAGCAAAAAATGTTTTACTTGTGGACAAGAATTACATGATGATTCGCATGCGGATTTGCTAAAAGAAAAAGAAAATGATTACAAAGAAAGTGAAACATACATACAAGGCGTTGCACTACAACTTGAAGAATGTTTAAGCAAGATAGATGCTATTGGTGATCTAGATAGCAAACCAAAAACTTTTTATGAAACTGCGGAAGAAGCATACAATCACAAAAACAATCTTGCAACACTAGAAGATAGAAAAAAAGAAAAAGAAGAAGAAACTAATCCTTACACAGAACAAATGGATGAATTGCAAAACACAGCAATCAAAGAAATTTCATGGGATTATATGAATGATTTGCAGAACATGAAAGCACACATGGACTTTTTATATAAACTGCTCACAAGCAAAGATTCGTTTATTCGTAAACGTATTATTGATCAGAACCTTGCTGTGTTAAACAAGCGTCTAGCGTACTATTTAGAAAAGACAGGATTACCACATCAAGTACGATTCCAGAACGATTTAACGGTAGAAATTACAGAACTAGGGCGTGACTTAGACTTTGATAACCTCAGTAGAGGAGAACGAAATAGACTCATCTTATCAATGAGTTGGTCGTTCCGTGATGTTTGGGAAAGTCTATATCAAAGCATTAATTTGCTGTTCATCGATGAACTTATTGACAGTGGTATGGATGCCGCAGGTGTAGAAAGTTCTATAGGAATATTAAAGAAAATGGCTCGTGAACGTAACAAAAACATCTATCTTATTTCACACAAAGATGAACTAAGTTCAAGGGTCAACAACATATTAAAAGTAGTCAAAGAAAACGGCTTTACAAGTTATGCTACCGATACTGAGGTAGTAGATGTCTAAAGGCCCAACAACACATGAACTGTTAATCCAAGCAATTATGGATTACTATAATATGAATGAACGTTGGGAAGCAAAAGGCTTTGATGAAAACGGTCGTAAGGTACGTTCTATACTAAGTGATATTAGAAGGCTATGCACACAAAGGCGATACGAAGTACAGGATAGGCGCAAAGATCTCAAGGCAAAAAAGAAGCAAAACCAGAATCTAGATACTGAAAATTAGGCATCGGTAAGTATCACTATGGAGTGGACTTATCAGGGCAAAAAAATACAAGAACTTCCCGCAGATTGCGAAGGTTTTGTCTATCTGATAACGAATACTACCAACAATCGCAAGTACATAGGCAAAAAACTAGCCAAATTCAAAAAAACACGCCCACCACTTAAAGGCAAAAAAAACAAAAGAAGAAGCAAAATTGAAAGTGATTGGAGAGACTATTGGGGATCTTCAGATCATTTACAGGCAGACGTAGAGGCACTTGGTCCAGAAAAATTCACAAGAGAAATTTTATATATTTGCAACAGTAGAGGCCTAATGAGTTATCTCGAGGCTAGAGAACAATTTGAACGCCGTGTATTAGAAACAGACGAGTATTATAACGGAATTATTAATGTAAGAGTAGGCGGTTCAAAAATTCTCAAAGAAGCACTTCAAAATCTAAAGGCAATATAACAGCACATAAGGTTGGCGGGCCAGTTTAGAAATTCCGCTGAGTAAAAGGTCCCCTGAGAAGGACACTCGTACACGTTGATCGACCACCACTGTGAGGTAAGCCATCAAAAGAATTGGGCCTACTGGTTAACGGAGATTGAATGCTGTCAGTCGAAAACACTGTGTTTGAAAAAACTCCACGCAACGGAA